CCATCGCCGCTTTAACTGCACAAAATGCTGCTCTCTTTTTTTCAGTATATTCTGCATCTGCCATTCCCTCTACTATAGTTTTAGAATTAAGAGGTTCCGGGACTGTTGCCATTCCGTAGGTTTGTTACATGATGGACTTAACCGCTCAAAAGAACCTATCAAATGACGCCGACTTCGATCCCGTACGCGTCTCCAGAATCGGCTGCGACAGCGGCACCGGCATATGCTGAATATCATGGAGATAGGTCTTGTGCATGGAGCACTCGGAGATAATCCGCGGAACAATCCAATCTGCCACAATCTTATTGAGTTCCGCAATCTGCTCCCGGATATTACACGGTTGATTCTTGCCATACTGGAGATACATCGCGCGCATAACAGTCAAGAGTTCATCCACCGATTGTTCGTCAATGAGAAAATCACCCTTGGACCGGTCATAGACTTCACGACGAATCTTATTCTGAAGAATCTGGACATTTGCCGGACTAAAATAGGTCTGATTGAGCGGTGTCGGCATGACGTTGCCACGAATAGCATCGGTCGACTCCGATGCTGCAACCTTGACACGATAACCGAATCCGGGTAGCTTATCGGCATCCGATACACCTTTACGTTCACCGAGATTGACCCGTCCATTAAACATTTCTCTACCCTCTTCACCGATAAATTTTGAATCTATAAACTATCTCTAGGCAGGTTGGCGTCCTTCTCAATCTGGGCCACCATGCGTTCATACAAATTATCCGTAACGACCCGATTCGCCGCGCGCTCATACGGTAGGTCCTTCTTGCGGAGAATTGCGCGAAACCAGTGTACTCCGTACACATCCGGCTGTTTGAGATGCGCAACACAGAACGGCTCCACACCGTATTTGCTCTTGTAACAGGCGTCCTGTTTGCCGGCACCCGCCGCGAAGGAATCCTTCACATCCCACCAGTTGAGCGGCAGAAAGGCATTCGCGGGCAACACGTACTTTTCGAGACCAAGGGTCGCAATGGCCTTACGATACAGATTCATGTAATCAAACGGTGACTTAAGGTCCAGAAGGCCGTTGGGAATATGTTTCAGAATCCACGATGTCAGCTCTGAACCGGGTCCGGGCACTTTGATGAAGCCCATGTCCACTATTTCGGGCATCTTCATCTTGTAGGCGCCCTTCTGAATCGTCCGTTCCGAGCTGAACGCGTATCGGTGTCGGAGCACATGGGTCGGAATCGGCCGCGTCAAGAAAATATCTAGGTCCATCCAGGCGCCGCCATTACGGTGGAGCATCGTGAAGCGGAACAGGTCACTGAATGGCAGATAACTGTAGGCGTTTTCGCGCTTACCAAAGGCCGTGCGACCCGAATACTGAAAGAGCTGCGATTCTGGCAGAATTTCGCGGGCATCGTGAACCTTGATGAACGGACTCGCTGGAACATGTGCCATGAATTCTTCCATCGGATTGTATGTATAGACAGTGACCGTGTAGCCGCAGTTTACGTAGCTCTGGAGAGCCGCGCGCTCCATGCGCGACAGCGGCTTGCCCGTCCAGAATGTTTGGAGTAGGAGATTTGACCTCTTTCTCGTTTTAGCCATGTCCCTTACTTAGGCTGAGTAAAATTTGATTGCCCCCTATGCCACTAACAGCAGGTAACGATGCACCGATTTCATGACGGTTCCACCCTACGAACAATGATGGCCTCCGAATTGATTGCGATTCCCGTATGGAAGGGAAATCGGATTATGGACGCCGACCACGCTGCCTCGATACGCAGTAAGGCCAGCGATGTCAGACATCTTGACTCTGGTTACCGTATCATAAAATACAAGGAGCCCGATGCCTCTGGTACTATTAGGCTCCAGTCCTATCTTATTGATGGACAGCATCGTGCCGCTGTTCTTCGCGACCATTTCTTGAGCACTCTCTGTGAGCCGGACTTTGTGATTATAGTTACAGAGAGGGAGGTCATGTCGGAGTCCGAGGCGATTGAGTATTTCAACGTGATTAACACGGTGAAACCCCAGCAGTGGCGAACAGACCCGGCTATTCTGGTCAATCAGTATATCGCGGAACTGGAACGCCGGTTCAATACGAAGAAGATGAAATTCATCCGTCAGGGCAGCACGGTTCGTCCGTATCTGTCTGTAGATCGCTTGCGCGAAGTGCTCCGTGAGAACATAACGGCGCTACCCCAGGAGGCCGCGATGATTCAGGAATTCGGTCGGCGGGCGGAAGAGAAGAACTTGGAGTTGATTGCTGCCGCACCGATGTTGATTCTGGCGAACACCAAGGACAGTCGTTTGTATGAGAGAGCCGCCGACGCAAAATTCATGTTGGCGGTTGATGTCCGTCTACCGTGGATAAAAGAGCTGAGCCAACTGTAGGGGATGGATGGAGATAGAGACAGAGCAATTAAAGAGAATCAGGCACTCCGTGCTGCATCTGAAGCGATTAAGATGATGGCGCTTAGTCAAAAAGTAGAATGTCCAGTCAATATTAAGGAATATTTTACTACACCGCAGTGCCCATCGGTTAATGAAGAAATCCTTAAGAAAATGCCGCTTGCATCAGCCGAAGAACAATTCAAACGAAGTCTGCTTTTTTTCAGGTATCTCCAACAAGGTGTGAAACCCTCTATTTGTGAGCGACAACTTCCACCAGAAGAGGAGGCACAGTTCATTTCAGATTGGAAGCGGGTGATGGCTACTCACGATACTAAAAAATATCTCACTAAATTTCTACAGTTTTGCGATAAGTTCTTGAATATTCCGACTAATGAACGCATCCATGCAGAAATAAACGAAGTATTTGTTCGTTTCCTAAAAGGTGGAGACAATAAAACACTTCCACTAACTGCTTTTAATTGTACTAAAAAGGGTCCTGAAAATAACAGTGACTTCGGAAGATTTAACGAAACTCTTTTTATGTCTGAAGAAGATCGCCAAATCCAGTTTGAGGAATTTGATTTTAAACAAGAACGACTGGCGCAGGGTAAAAATACACTTCCTTCTGTGGCTGTAGAAACCACTTCCACTGATATTACAGATTTGAGCATATTGATTTATGATTATTCAAAACCAGATGTTAAATCTTTTGGGGATGACATAAATCAGCATTCTGCTAAAGATTTGATGTATATAAGTGCAAATAAAAGTATAATTAACTACAGCAACGAGTATGATATTATAACAATTATAGGGAAAACCATATTTAAGCAAAAATTAATACGCGAATTATTTACACAAAACGCGGTCGTAGATGTACATCCGTGGCTTATGTATCTCCTTCAGACCACGCCGGCTACACATGAGTCATTTATGTCACGGGCATTTGGGGGCTCTATGTCACCCTTGAAGAAACATAATCTGGCTTTTTATATTATTGCGCATTATGTTGCGAACAATGATCCGGCATACAAGGAAAATCCTTCTAGTTTTTATCGCCTTGATTATTCAGTAAAATTTATTAAAATGAAAGATGCCATAAGTGCGGCTAAGCCGCTCATAGACAAAGGATATGCTTGGCTGAAAGAGAATAGACCGACAGATCGTGAACTGAAAACAATGTTTAATAACAGGCCGGAATTTAATGGTCGTAATTTCAGAGGACTTATAAAGGGTGGAAAGAGAGTTACCCGACGGTTCAGGAAATGATACTCTTCATTAGGGGATGGACAAAGCAGCTAGAGAAAATCAAGCACTACGTGCGGCGAGCGAGGCGGTAAAGCTCATGGCGCTCAGTCAAGGCGTCCATTGTAAGATGGGTCTAAGTTCAGAGTATTATGTGAATAGATGCTCTGGAAAAACACCAGATGAAATTGCTAATATGAAAAGCGAACCGGCAAATTTGCAGTGGAAGCGTATTTTGGCATTCTTTAAATATATAAAGCAAGGAATTACACCACCTGCCTGCCTAAAAGAATTACCAGAAATAGAAGAGAAGGCTTTTTTACAAGAACTCAGAGATGCTATAATTGTTTATGAAAATTCAAGTAAAGATGATAATATTGAAGATTGGTTTATAAAACATATATTTCGCTCACAGATTATTTCTTCTGAGTTAGATAGAATATTTAAATACTTTATAAGAGCTGGTGAAAATGTAGAGCTACTACCTCCTAAATGTTTATTAAGAGGAGATGATGCGAATGCTTCTTATTCACGTTTCTTTACATATGTAAGATTGTCTGATGATAGCTTACAGTATTCGTTTGATAATTTTGATTATTCCGAACCTCTATTAACTCATTTAACGCCTATTATTGCTGATACTATTGTAACAACAGATATAAATAATATGATTATCGCATATATAGATAAATTAATTATATTAAACAGTGATAATGGGAAAATTCCGGCAAATAAATTAGGTAATTTTAAAGAAAGAGACGGTAGCTCTAGGGACAGAATAACACTCTTTGAAAATTATCAAAATACTATATATATACACACAACATTTCCTATTTATGAAAAAATAGCACACAATTCTGTTGTATTTCTAGGAAAATATTTGGGTCGTAAAGATATTAGAGTTATTAATGATATATTCACTATAGGCGAGGTAATTGACATTCATCCATGGCTGTTATATTTAATTCAGGTAAATCCAGTAAAGTATTATTTTACAGATTCAATGTTTGGTGGGAATATGGCTCCACCGCTCAAATTCAAGTTGGCTTATTATATTGTTGCGCATTATGTGGCGACGCATGATCCGGCTTACAAAGAGAATCCGTCCATCTTTTATAAACTTCCAGATTCGGAAAAACTCCCTAAAATGATCGCGGCCTTGAAGAAAGAGAAATGCGTCCAGGATGATCTATTAACCGCTGGTTATCGGTGGTTAAATAGAGAATCTGTTAAGGAAGTGCGGCCTTCTATGAAGGAATTGATTGATACGCGGTTTGGTTCTGGATTGGGTGCGCTCAGGCTGAAGGGTGGTAAACGGCAAACACGGAAGGTGCGATTCGCTAATCTCTAGATCGCACATCCTAATGGTCCGGTTTCGCTCATAGTTCCACTCCTGCTTTCGCAGTCGTTTCACTAGATGGCGAAACCTAGCCCACCCATGCCATTCGTGAACTTCACAATATTCAGAGTCTCACAATAGACTGTGAAATCATAGGCAAACGGCGACAACGGGTCCAGGTCCCACGGCTGAACCTCCAACTGTACAACCTTAATCCGGCTCGTATTCAGCGTACCCGACGACTGTTCGTGGTCCGACACATTCAGACCAAAATTAATATGATACAACGGCCCCATGACGTCATCCGGTTTGAGCCCACCCGGATTTATGCCAGCCGCACCCGAACCCACCGCGTTCTGAATCTGTGTATGGAGCTCGTAATAATCCGCCGGCTTCTCTTCAAACATCTCATTGCCGTCTAACAAAAGTCGCGCCGATCGCAGGATATCCCGCTGCGCATACGACAGCAGCCGCCCCGAATTCGGCGTCGGCGCACCCGTCGTCATCGGCCAGTACGGCCCCTGATTCAGATTCTTCCAGTTACTCAGATTAATGTAATCATTGCGGCTCTCAATGGCGTCCGACCGCCGGCCAAAAAAGACCATCCGATTAATGAGCCCGTGAACATCCAGGTCAAACACCGTGCGCGACGTAATGCTCGGAAATGAGAATCGCTGAACTTGGTGGACCATGTGTGTTAGTTCACGCTCGGCGAAAGTTGCTTGCTCCTTCTCCGTTATATAGATGTAGTTGCCCTCCAAATGCGCATTCATAACGAAGCCGTCCTGTTTCGGAATCGTCGCATTCTGATTTGTGTAAAAGTTCCGCGGCAATCCATTCGGGTCCGTAAATGTCTGGTACTGCGCTTGGAGTGTCAGATTATCAAACGGCGGCGGTGATGCCATCGGATTACCGGAAGCATCGGTCGGTGACGTGGACACCGGTAAATTAGGGTTGTACAGAAGTTTGCGACCGAAGCGTATGGGCTCCGCCTGGAACACATCGTCCATGATGCGATACAGGTCGCGCAGCGTTTTGAGCTGGATACGGACCTCCACTTCATGGAGCTGGAGAGCGATGAGCGGCAGTGCGACACCCCAGCTTTCGGAGAACCAGAACGGCAGCGGCACACGGATTTCGCGGCCGTCGATGCTCGGTGCTCCTGTTATACCTTGGGGTGCCAACGGGTCGGCTACATTGTGCGGATATTCGCCCTTGGCAAACGGATAATTCGGCGATTTTCCGCGGATGCCCCATTCCGGATTATTGAGTTCGGGCGTGTCACCCACCATGTTGCGCCATTTCAGATACTTGTCTATCGGCATATCGGCGGCGGCGCGAATCGCGAGCCACTCTCCCGTAAAATTCTGGACCTGTGTTCCACCTACGAAAATGGCCACGCTGTCAATAATCATCGCGCCAAACATATGAATCCAACGGAAAGAGGCGGGGCGATATACGGCGGGGCTGGTCGGTGAAATGTAGGGTTTGAAAATATTACTGTAAATATCGGGAAGCTGAAAGACCAGTGTTAGACTTGTTAGGAGATCGGCTTGACGGGGAATCTTTGCTCGGAGCTGGATAGGCAGATCCAGTGATAACAGACTCGGGCCATCCAGCTGGATAGGGATACTCTCCTGACTGAAGTGTGTGTAGCGCTTGTAGGCCTTGTAGAAATATGTGAGTTCTGGATTGCCGTTGAAATAACGGTTCTGGTTACCGACGGCGACAATGCCGATCTGACCACCGCCAGGCATTCTTCTCTAAACAAAGCGGCTTATTATCCGGATTGTTTAGGGAACGATAAGAAATTTATGCTTTAGCCAATAAATTTCGGACAAAGGGATTTATGCTTTATTTGTTCTCCAATAAATTTCGGACAAAGGGATTTATGCTTTAGCCATCTACGACGAATAATATGTAACCCACCAGTTATCAGCCAAATACGGTGGAAGGTTATTCGTGGCCGACACCATCTTCGTCGACGGCCCCGTGCGCACCATGCGGTCAATCTGTTCATAATTGAGGGCGTAGCCCGAATAAAGGAGCGTGCTAATCATACCTGTCGCCGCACCAACGACCTTGAATGGACTATCGGGAGAATAGGCGGCATCACTGTAGCTCTCGTTCTTGAATACGTAGACATTACCGAAGTTCTGTTTCGGAATCGTGCTCAGCTTCATACGATGCGCGACGTTGCCATTAATATAGATATCCACATTCATGTTGCGAACAACAATCGCCAGATGGAAGAACTTGCCCACCGGCATATTCGGCAACTCACAGTATGTATCCCAGCTGCCCGCCTCATTCATATAGACGACCAGTGCGTTGTCATTGTTGCGCACAAAGACACCTGGGCACATGAGCGGCTTGTAGGACGGCGAACCCTTGTGGAACACATGTCGGAGACCATCCTCCGTGCCCTGGAAAGTCGCCTTGTCAATCATAAGAAAGCAGCTGTACGAGAACTCCAGGCCACTGGGTGCGTTAACCGAGGGATAGATTGTATTGGCGCCCTGTTGGTTCGGGTCCTGTGTGATGACCTGGGCGCTATTATACAAATAGGGTAGCAACAGTGTGCTAGACGCAGAATATGTTGATACCACATTCATCATGTCTTTGCCGGCACGCAGTATATAATACACAAGCCAGAAGAAGACTACGAATTGGAAAAGCTGCGCTATTGCGCTTCGCCCCATCGTGAAATTATATATGTCTGACACCGACACCATTCTACTGGTCAGTAAGCAAATTATTCACCCAGCTGTGATATAAATGCCCCCCAGTACGCTCATTTAAAATTCAATCGGCCTAAGCCGTTTGAAAACTTGGCAGTGTAGAGCCCTGGATAGACGCAACTAACGCCGATAAGCCCGACGGGCCCTGGCTAGAGCACGCTGCCTGCGCGACAGAAGTGCCGGGAGATGGCCCCGTGAAACTGACATTAATACCTATCCAAGAAGCAAGGTCGCTGATAATGCTGTGCTGAACTTGCGTCGGGCCCATCTGGTAGATACCGTAGATAAGGTCGGGTGTGAGCTGCTGGTTCCACATCTGGACAGTGGAATAGCTGCCGCCGAAGCCGCCGCTCTCACCCAGACGGAGCTTGAGCTTACCATTCGGCACGGAGAGAACATTCGGAAGAACGCAGCTGCGCGACAGCTTGCCATCCATATACACATCCAGAACACGACCGCTGCTGACGATGGTAATACAGACCCACTTCTGAAGGGGCACCTCCTTGATATCGCACGGAACATCAGCAACGGTGGTGCCGAACATCTGCATTGATGTCTGTTGCTTGAGAAGTGCCTGGAGCGCCGACTCTTTCGTAATATCGGGAGAGCCCGCTCCTGCTGGCATCGCCCCTCCTGCCGGAGAGGCACCCTGACCCTGAACGGTGTTCGCACGAACCATCAGGCCGTTCTGGAGCGGCGTCAGAATACCCACCAGTGGGCTGTTGGCCGTAGAGGATACCGGATCAGGGCTGATGGCGAACAGGAATTTGTTGTCGCTGACCTTGTAGTTCCAGTTATCGATGTATATCCACATACTCAGTGTGAAGTCGCCGCCCGTAAAAATGGCGGGAACCTGGCCTGAAATCGGAATAGGCCGCATCGCATTCATCTGACTATCGATGAATCGTGTGTAATTCGCGTCCATCGCCGGATACAGATAGGTGTACACGACATACAGAATAAGAACAATCACCACTAAGAAGGCAACGGTGCTTAGCAGACTCGAATTGCTTCGCATGAACTGACTAGCCTGATCCATCTTCTATCTTATGCGTAGGGAAATTCCCATGTCTGCGACTGGGCACATGTCGGTTGATTACAGATTCCATTCGGACAAAAAATATTGGGGAGACGCAGATTTGTGAAGACATTGAAGAAATCCGGGCCCAAAAAGGGCCGTCCCTGAGAGTCCGATGTATCAGTATAGTTCGCCGACACTTCACTTACCGGCAGGCGTCGGGGCCACACTTGAATATACGCGAGTTTCCCCATTATATTATTTGGAACGATGGTTATAGACGATGAGGCCGATCTTGGAAGATTTGACAGGATATCGGATTTGATTAGGGCGCCGTTTACATACAGGTCAACGGAGCGACCTTCGAACCCTACCACTATCTGAACCCAGCGTTGAAGAGGAACACTGGGTAGAACAACGGTTTCTGATGTCGGTTGTGACGGTAAACCGCCGGCCTGGGTAAATGTCCAGACCATCTGTTCCTGTGAGGGACTGTAATTCATATCCCACACACCGGGCCAAGTAAACAGAGGTACGGTTCCGGCACGCATATCCGGTACGGCATCAATTTGTATGTAAAACGCCAGAGTGTAGCTCGCCGTCATAAATGAATTTGCGGAGGTCCGGTCTACTACGACGGGGGAAGCGGGTGCGAATAGTTCTATTGGACCTTTGACGAACTTTTTGGCGCCGGAACGCCAGTACTGTATAACAATATATACAATGGCGATAAGCATGAACAGGCCGACAATTCCCGATATAAGCGGTAGAACAAAAGAATCCGATTGAAATCCCAGGGGTACTTGACCCGTTGCTTGTTTTAACAGATTGCTTAGTCCTGTTGACATCCTCTATTACGAAGCGGGCAAATTAGGAACCGCCGCTAATACTGATGACGATAACGAAGATGCCGATGTCATCATGGAAGAAACCGAAGCAGCTGCTGCGGGTGGTGGAGTGTATGAACTGGGGCATGCCTTGGGAATATCAATAGAGTCAAACGATAGCGACCGACACATTTGGGCATAATCACTCGCCCCTAGCGCTGCGTCCCAAAGTTGGAGATTACGGACAACACCGTACATGGGAGATACGCAATACCGGCCAAACCACTGATTCGCTTCCGTAGGTAAAAACGGTATTCCCTTAAGCAGCTTCGTACTGTAGAGCTTACAGTTGACATACACCTCCAGATTCTGACCATTACAAATTACGCCGATGCTGAGCGGTGTATTGAGAGGCAGGTCCTCCACAGTAATCGTCTCTAACCAGAGGGCGCCTTCATTTCCGCGTGTATGGACAAATACGTGCATGTCGTTTTTATAGTTGTCCAGGAAGAGCCCTGGATTCATAAGAGCGGGGAGCCCATGTTCTTTATAACTGGCTTCTATGGAAGATGGCAGGCTGGACATTAGGATGCCGGCGTGGCCCGTGGAGCCAGGCTGACTCGAGGTCAGCGAACAGGGATTACTGCCACGATGGAGAATATGCCGGTAAAGGCCCTGCGTCGGTGTACGGGAGTCGCCGATAACGACCTGGGCTGTCACGGTGTATACGTCGGCGCGAACAGTGGGTGATAAGTTGGCCGGGACCACCAGATTTTCGGTAGATGAATCGGCGGAAGCCCAAAAGCGTTTTCCGTTTCGCGCCTGTGAGCTCGGGCCGCTGATTGGATTGACCGGCAAAAAGGGATAATAGTTATCGGCGATGAGGATGACGACGATTACAACGACGACAATCGCTAATAGATAGATTGTATTGAGTGCTCCTTTGCCAATATCGCCGTAGGCAACACGTGAGGTGAGCCCGCTCATCCAGGTCTGCTGAGATGACATTCCTTACTCTTGGTGTAGCCTTTCTTCTACTGTCTTGTGGCGGTGGCAGTTGGGGCAGAGTGCCACGAGATTCTCGGGTTCATTTGTGCCGCCCTGGAATAGCGCTTTTCTGTGGTCCACTTCGTATGTTTCATCCAGAAGGCTCTTACAATTGCCGCATTTCCACTCTTGACTCGCGGCTATCTTCTTCTTCATGAGGCCGGTGACATTGCGTTTCTCTTTTGTAGTCGTCATGGATGTAAGTCCCTGGTGTGTCAGAAGCTGTTTTGCGAGACCCAGAGTCTGATTGAATTCAGCCGGTTCCGTATTCATCTGCCAGTACAGATAACCGATTATGATGAGACCACCGGCAATCCTGACATAAGTGGAAGAGCCGGATAGTAATTCTATAGCGTGTCGGCCATATAATTCATAACCAATCCAGGCCAAAATAATTGCTCCTAACAGTAGCTCATTTTGGAATGGAATGCCGTCGCTCATTTATCTACAGACCAGGCTGTTTTTTTGCTTTTTTAGTCTTACGAATGGCTTTGCCTTTAGCAACAAACTCAGTTCCTTTGCGCGTCCGTTTATTCCCGCGTTTCGCAAAGGCCGCGTGGGCCTCCTCCATTGTGCCCGTGATTCCAGGAATCGGCAGTGAAGCCATCGCTCCTTGTTTGGCCTTCGCGGTCTCCTCCTTGAGATTAAAGTCAATCTTCTGATAATAATCCGTTGTCGCCTTTTCGCTACATTCGGCGATTTTCTCACGAAAATAGCAGACGAAGCTGATGCGCTGGAAGCGTTCCTGGCTGCCGATGACGCCGGTCGTAGAATCACGGGTGCGGATGTCGGGCAGAGATTTGTTAAAGGCGGCGTCTGCTGCCGTCTCATGAATACCCGAATTACAGTGCCACTGGTGGACGTCCATCGCGACGAAATCGCCCGTGCGCAGATTGATACCGACTCCGTACTGGGGAAACATCGTCTCACCACCCTGGTAATGACCCCACTCAATGACCGACAGATTGCCGAATCCCTGTTGGAAGTCGCCGGCGTCCTTGTGGAGCGCCGTACGAAAGTTCATATTCACGGTGAGCGTGCTGAACGCAGTGTCGGCGATCTGGTACATGGGTTTCTTAGAGGCGGCAGCGAGCTGTTTTTTGTGTGCTTCCGGGACGAGCTCCTTGAATTCAGCATCGATGGCCTCAATGAACGGAATTCCGTGTAAATACTGTTTGAGACCGCGGCGCGTGTAACCCGTGAGACGGCACGGCTGCCCCAGAAACGGTGTCTTTTCGTAGTTGCCGATGACGCCGCTGGCCACCACGTTATTCACGCGCATTTTACTCGGTTTGCCGTTCTGCATATATCGGGTGGACCAGCCCGTCGTTTCTATGGGTTTTCGCTGACGCCAGTAAACACCCTTGAGGTCAATGGGACCGGCAGCGGCTCCGCGGTTCCGACTCGGAATAGCCAGAAGGCGGAAAGCATCCCAACCGGCCTGAATCTGTTCGGGCTTGAAGACATTCTTGCGGAGCTTTAGCAGAAGTTTTCGTTTCGGTTTCCCGGCTGCCACGTCATCGGGATGGGATAACGCATAGACATCCACGTCTTCATTAAAAATTCGCATGTCTTTTGCATCGAAGAATTTGCCTTCGTTCTTGGCGAACTCTGCATCTGAGGCGACGGCCTTTACTTCTATTTCTTTGACCTTCATGGGTCCTCTACTTATTATGTCCACAATAAGTATAAGAATGGTTCGTCATCAGACTCGTGGTCGTCGTCGCTCGATTCGTCGTAGGCGTACACAGCGGCAGAGGGGTGGTGTTAATTTAAGCAGGATGTTAGAAATATCAAATGCTGGAAGTAAATATAAAGGCCTTACAGTTGGTCAGTGTATTGACGACATATATTCTTCATCTATGTCTTCATCCGGTAAACAGATTAGATTAGCAAATATTTGTGGACTTAGTAATGATGAAATAAACATTATAATGAAAGAAGGCAGTACAGCGTTGAGTCAACAACCTAATTTGAAGCCAACTTCAGTTAATAATTCTACACCCATACAACGACCTTCTTTTAAAAACTCGAACTTTGCTAAGACATTAGCAGGTTGGAAAAATTTAACCAAAAATAAGAACGCCAGCCTTAACGGTCGCCAATTGTAAATCTAAACATGTCAGGCATGAACTAACAATAATGCCTCGCCAACGCTGTATCCAGATGCGGTTCATCCGCCGAGGCAGTAACGACCCTGACCGCGACGATATTCTCAAAGTCACTAAACTGGGAGAGAATTCCCTCCGCATTGTTTACACGGAGAAGAACGAATACGATTCATTTACAGATTATCTGCAAGTGAATTATAACCAATTCATTTCATATATTTATCGGACGATAACTCTACTGACACTGGACGAAGACCCGTTTCAGTCGGTCCAATTCTTTATCCCCGGGTATCCGACACTCTTAATCAGTGTAGCATCACTAAAAGTGCAGACTTCGTATATTCTGGATATGATAATAAGCACGCTGTGGAATTGGCCTAACATCGGTCACGAAGAAACGGGGACTACATCCAGTCACGCGGTTCAATCACTTCCTGTAGGAAGCCCAGAGCAGGCCGCCGACGCCCCCGATAACGGCGATAGCACCGAGAGTACCTAGAATGCCGTGCATCATGGCGGCGGTTACCGCGGCATCCGTGATTTCCGCTGTGGGCGACGACGGAGGAATCGGTAAACCGCGTTCCGCCATTTGGCGATAATGTTGATAAAAATCCGCCATCGTGATTTCCGGTTTGCCCAGACGTTTATTAACCTGATTGTGGGCCATCCAGACCCATTCGGTCAACGTGCCTTTCTTGTCTAACCAAGAGTCAATCGGCATGGCCTGTAGGACTTCACGGAAATGGTCACGACAAACGGGGCACGGCAACAAGTGAGCCAGAGCATTGTAAAATTCTTTGGCTGCGCGCTTCTCGGCGTACGTGGGCTCTTCCGGATAGGCCAAGCTGACGATATGGAGTGTGCTCCAGAACATGGGTCCCCAGATTTCGGGCGGCAGATGCATGTGGGTCCTCTACTTATTTGTAGGGAAGATTGGCCCAAGGGCTAAACGTACAACCTGTTACCTTTATAAGGGACCAACATGTCATCGTCATGTAGTAATTGCGGTAAAGTCGGCCATTTCTTTCGCGAATGTCGCGAACCCATCACGTCGCTCGGTATTCTGGCATTCCGACGTGTTCCAGGAAAGCCAGGAAAGCCAGACAATTCAATCGAATGGCTCCTCATCCGCCGACGCGTGAGTATCGGCTTCATTGAAATCATGCGCGGCAAATACGAAATCCGCGATGTTCCCGGTATCCAGACATTGATTGACCAGGCGACGGTTCACGAGCGGGAAATGCTCATGACGCGCGGCTTCGCGGATCTCTGGCGGGATCTCTGGAACGGACCCGCTTCCCGTCGCTATCAGGCCGAATACGAACAGTCCAAGGCCAAATTCGAGGTTATGCGAACACGCGGGATTCTCGCCACCTGCTGCGAGGCATCGGCTACAGCGTGGACCGAACCCGAATGGGGCTTTCCCAAAGGTCGGCGCTCATCCACCGAGACCGAACTGGCCTGCGCTCTTCGTGAAACCTGGGAAGAAACCGGTGTACATAAGTCGGACTTGACTATTCTGTCGGCCCCACCACTGTTAGAAGAGTACAGCGGCAGCAACGGAATCCGCTATCGGCATCGCTACTGGCTCGCAGAGGCCGCTGCCACTCTGGAAGTCAAGATGGACGAAACGAACGCTGACCAACGCCGTGAAATCAGTGACGTGCGCTGGTGTACAATGGAGGCCGCCTTTGCGCTTATCCGACCGTACAATGCCGAGAAACGCACCGTTCTTGAGGCGGCGGCAGCCGCTCTAAAATGATATTGATTGTCAGAGGTAATGGCACAGAAAAGCCAGAAGAGCAAGAAGAGCCAGAAAAGTCAGGTGGATTACTCACAAATTTATCAGGAGATGACGACGCCCCAGCTCATAACGGAAGCATGGGATACCACTACGGACCCAAAGATGCGCGACCATATCGTGGCAGTTATGAGCCATCGGGGACAGACAGAGGGTGATGCTGCGTGGCCATCGGCAGCCATGGCCGCACGTGAGGAAATGGCGGGGCTATACCCGGATGTCGCGGACCCGCAGATTGCCGCACGTCTGTACCAGAAACGCGAATTCTACGAGGCGCGGGCCGTCGCTGCATCGGTCGCCGATGGCACCATGGACCCGTGTACTTCCGCGGCGGCCGAAAAGGTCTTTGAACTGACACCTGTCCAGCGCGTTGTTAGTCGTTTCATGCATCCGTTGACGCCGTATATGGGTCTCCTCTTGTTTCATGGTGTCGGCGTCGGTAAGACCTGTTCGGCGGTCACGATTGCGGAACAGTATTTGGAGACCTCGCCACTGTCCAAGGTCATTGTTCTGGTGCCACAGGCACTGAAAGAGAACTTTAAGCGAACTGTGATTGACCCGGCGAAGCTTGTTTGGGACCCCGTGGAAAAAATCTGGCAGACGCGGCAATGCACGGGTCTCTCTTATTTGGAGAGGCTGGGGATCCTAACAAATCCGGACATCAAGGCCGTCACATACAAGTTGGAGGAGGACCGCCGGAATAGGTACACGGTGACGGGCTACCAGGCGTTCGCGAACTGGATTGAGAAGACTCTGAAAAAGAGCGTGCCCGTTGGACTGACGGACCCAGAAGTGCGACTCGTTGCAGAGAATGAGGTTTTACGGCGGCTGTTTTCGGAGCATCTGATTATCGTGGACGAGGCGCACAACTTGCGGGATTTGGCTTTCGGTTCTGGTCCCTCTAGTACCGATGCCGTCACCGCCGGCGAAGCCGCAGAGAATCAGGGCGGAAAGGCGCTGAATCCTTTTCTGAAGCGGATTGTTCTGAATGCCGAAGGTCTGCGTCTCGTGCTCATGTCGGCCACTCCCATGTACAATCTGGCATCGGAGATTATCCTACTGCTGAATTTTCTGATTATGAATGATGCGAAGAATGAAAAGGCCGCACTATCGGTGTCGGATTTCTTTACAAAGGACGGAGTGCTCCAGAATGGAGCAAGTCTGGAAAAAGTTGCGCGGCGGTATGTCAGTTATATGCGCGGAGAGAATCCTTACACCTTTCCTCTGCGGATGACACCGACGGTGGCGGCAGAGAGGCCGGCATCGCTGTGGCCAGCGGTCTCGGCCACGAAGAATCCCGTCATTCTAAATGAAGAAGACACCGCGGCGCTCAATGCGCTGCCGATCGTATTCACAGAGCCGGTGCCAGGTTCTCCGTCAGAAATACAGCTGCGCGCATCAACTGCGCGTGGACAGAAGCCGCCCCCTATCGATAGTGACTCGGAAGAGGAGGATGAGGATGAAGTAGAAGCAACACCGGTACAGGCCGACGCCATGTTGGATCAACGAATGCAGATGGGAAATATCTGCTATCCTAATTCTATGTACGGCGGTGGCGGATTCGATTTTTTCTTTTCGCGGAGCACCGTTAGCGGCGGCGCCCACAAGTTGCGCCAGTTCTCGCCCAAAAAGTTTGATATCGATTCGGTGTTTAGTGGCGAGGCGCTCAGAGCGCATGCGCCCAAGATTCATCGGATTGTAGAGTCCATAAAGTCAGCACGCGGTATCTGTTTTGCTTACAGTCGGTATATCAAGGCCGGTGCGCTTCCGTTGGCGTTTGCTCTGGAACGCGCGGGATTCCAGCGACGGCTAGCGGATGGTCGGATTGCGCCATTACTGATAGGAGTACCGCCGGTCGCACCGGTTTGCGCTATCTGTGGAACGGTAGACGCCGGACATCCCGCTGAGCATTCGTTTGCTCCCGCGTGTTATGTGCTACTGACATCGGAAGAGGACCTGAGTCCGAATTTTGCGGGACTTGTTCGGCAGGCGACTACATGGATTTCAGAACAGGGACCTCTAGGTTCCAATGTAAAGGCTGTTATCGGTTCCCAAGTGGCGTCCGAGGGCCTGGACCTCAAGTGCGTTCGTGAGATGCACATCATGGATTCCTGGTACCATCTGAACCGCACCGACCAGATTATCGGTCGCGCGATTCGCTACTGTTCGCATACGGCACTCCGCGCTGTTGAGGCAAAACAGGGGCTGCCACCGATGTCACTCAATAACTGTCTCATCTACTTACATGCGATTCGGGTACCGGAAACGGTGCTGGGCCCCGCTTTTGAGACCGCCGATATGTACGCCTATCGGCTGGCCATCGGTAAGGCCGCCTTCGTCGGCAAGGTTCAGCGGCTTCTGAAGAAACACGCGTGGGACTGTAATTTGGAACTGGAGGCCATCACATTCGCGGGTCTACCGCCACGGGCCCAGATTGACGCCCAGGGCCAGAATCGGCGGAGTCGCGATGCCGAGGGAAATGAGATGGATGGCTACAGCATAAATGACCAGGATTACACAACGTATTGCGACTATCAGCGGTGTGAGCATCAGTGTGCCGTCTCCGTGCCGAAAGAGGGACTGAAACTGGATGAGAGTACTTTCGGAATTGCAGATGCGCGACGGCTCGTGCTCGCCAAACAGACGCTAGTACGACGGCTATTTGATGACCAGGTGATGATTCCTGAGACGATGATTAAGGAGATTTTCGGCGATCTTCCATGGGAGATTCAGACGGAGGCGCTGATGGAGCTCATCGACGGGCGGCGGTTCAAGCTGCGACGCCCCGATGGAATGGAGGGATTTCTTATTAAGAAGGCGGGCTTCGTGATTTTTCAACCGCTGGATGTTACTGACACTGAGATTCCGTTGACGATGCGATACGCTCGGGCTTTCCAGATGGCGCGGCATAGTATGATACCGCGGCTTCAGGTGTTTGCGCGATCGGAGGCGGCTGCGCCTAAGGCACCGCCTCTATTGGCTTCGAGTTCGGCCCCTGCAGTAGTCGAATCGTCCGAAAAGGAACCCACCGCCGTAGAACTTACATCGCTCGCCGAATGGATAGCATTCCTTGACCGCAAGGGCCCCCTGCCCAAATACATTGAATCAAAACATTCGCTGTGGCCATGGCTACTCCGACGTTATGAGGGCGTCGGTGAAGTACGCACTGCGGCCTTACAGTGGTGGTTTGACAATATTCCGAAATTTTCCGAACAGAAACTGTTGCTGGAGGCGGTCATTATGAAATCGGATACGGACGCAAATTTGGCCGAGCTCAAATCGGTGATGTCGTTCGCATTATTTATTAATGTGAATTACGGAATCTATCGCATCTATAATCCGGCGATGAAGATTGTAGAGTTCTTCTGGAAGACCGTGGCGAATGTATTTGTTGAATGTCCTGCTAATATTATAAAAACGATTTGGCCAGAGGAGGAAAATGTACCGATCGCTGTGCCGAAGGATACCGGTGGACTTCTGGGCTTTATGTTTCCCAAAGAGGGCCAGTTAGTCTATAAATCGCTGGATACTATAAAGCCAATAAAACGCAGTTCAATCGGCGCTGTATGTGAAAATGTATCCAATAAGGGCGAACATGTTACGCGTATTAAGATATTACATGCGGCGGAACGGGGGTCAGCACTGGCACCCTTTGTTTTACCGGATGACGAAGCTATATGGGTTCCGTACAAAAAGAAGAAGGGCGATAAAATGGACGATGGACCTCGGCACTTGAAGGATCTGACACAACAGATAATGTGTTTGTATATGGAATTTCTCACGCGGCTCATGGACATTCTTCGGATTGATGGAAAGCGGTGGTTCTTGAACGCGATTGAGGCGTCGTATTCATCGTTGATTTAGTTGGTAGCCAGAATTTCTTATTCCCAATAATCGCACAATACATACTTCTATCTTCCATTTCTGATGGACTTCCTAAAATGCGATTTCCATCAGATATTCCTCCATCTATTCCAACTGCCATACAGGAACAATATTTGAAATCGTGTATATGTTTGCTTTCTATTGTTTCCAAACATTTCTTACATTGTATAGCATGTCTTATCTGTGTATATTTTACACCGCCATAGACTATAGATGGCATTACTTTTGTTATGTTAATATAAATTGTTTCATTTTAAACCAACTTTATGAGTCAGTTTTCTTGAAAGTCAGGTTTTTTGACGCAACAAGTTGCGTGTCAACCAACTTTACGAAATCAGTTTTCTTGACCGCTTTAAGGATTTTGACCTGCAACTCGTTGCGTCAAAAATCCTTAGACGCGTGTCAGAAAACTTTTTCAAGTCGGTCGGTTTGACCACCGCGGTCAACCAACCTTATAAAAGGTGAACCCTCTTTAAGGATGAAAACCGCCCGCATGCCGCTATTCAAACCAGTGTTCATGGATCAGCGTGTTGCTCTAACTCCCTCCGAATTCCGCGAGGCCGCCGAAGATATCGACACCTTTCTTCTGAACAAGATGAAAAAGGGCCTCGAAGGGCTCTGCTGTACTCACGGATATGTCCGTCCCCGATCTACCCAAATTCTCGCACGCTCCATGGGCCAAGCCGAACACGGTCGTTTTACCGGTGACTTCATGTTTCACTGTAAGCTCAAACTCCAGTGTCTTCTGCCTCACGCTGACCAGGTTGTAGATGCCCGCATTCTCAAAGTTAACAAGCTGGGCGCCTATGCGCTCGTTGTTGACGATGGGCGTGCTCTGGAAGCGATGCGTATTCTGGTTCCCCGTGACTTACATATTGGTTCAGCCGAATTTGATGCGATTTCCGTCGGCCAGGGCATTCGTGTGAAGCTTCTGCGCTCGCGCTTCCAATCCAAGGATACATTTATCCAATCTGTTGGCTTGTTTGAAGGGATGGCGCCAGCGGCGAATAAGAAGGAAGAGGTGGAGGAGGCTGAGGTGGATGCAGCAAAAACTGAACTAGAGAAAGAACTAGAGACAAAACCAGAGACAAAATCAGAGACAAAACCAGATACAGTACCAGTGCTAGATGCGTCTGTTGCGGTCGCCTAAGATGATCAGAACAAACAGGAAATGGTCGAATTAGATCTTTTTATTCAGGACTTTGTTACAACTAACAAACTCATGAATCAACATTGTAGTTGGGCAACTATATCCAGTCGCCGATTCCATGAAGACGGACTCAAAAAAGTATTCTCCTTTGAAAGCGGTGAGAAAACGCATTTTGCTGTCGGACAGCATCTGGCACTCCCGGACGGTGACTGGTTTCGTATTGAATTAACACACTCTATTCCAGGCGGAGAACACCGATTCGACTGTCTACGTATGATGCGCACCGATACGCATATCGGTCTCGACGTGGACATCAGTAAAGACCTCCTTCTTGTGAAACTAACAACGCGCCACCGAGGTCTGCTTAACATCGTATTCGTGATTCGTGACGGGCTGTCTATTGAGAATCCCTTTCTCACTTCTTAAGGGGAGTACCAACAATAGATGAAATATTCGGTATACCCGTAGTCTGCATACGTTTAACAACAAGGCATTGTCCATACCGCTGTCCATCTTCGGGAGATGTTTCATCTGATGGTCCTGTTGGATGTAGTTGGGCCCATAACTGGTCGCAGTTATTGGCTTGCCATAAGAATGCCAGGTCGGATTTTACATCACCAATACTACTATACAGAGTTGTGGGATTCCCAAATTTCTCTGCTTTTTGTATATAAAACAGAATAACCGCAAATACTATTGTTCCAACAACGATGATTAAGCGTGGGTAGCTCATACTCCTCTATTTATTAACTAAGGAGTTCCTATTACAGATTTGATATTTGGTATATCCCTCTTCTGCATATCATCAACAATTAGGCATTTACCATATGCGACTGAATCAGCAGGCGATGTATTTTTAGTGGGGCCAGTGGGTAGCTTTGCCAGAAGGTCTGGACAGTTAATCGCATTCCAAACATTCGCCAGATTAGTATCAACATTGCTGAGTGTCTTATAGATAGTTACAGGATTGGCAAATCTTTCGGAATTTTTCAAGTAGAATACGATACCGGCGAATAGTATGATTCCTATAATAATCACCGCGCGTGACATGTTCCTCTATTTGGAAGCTAGGAAATCCGTGTCCGGCGTTTGCTTTCATCCAGACTAACCCGAGTACGAAGCAGCTAGATGGACACCGACGAATACGAACGCCGAAAGCTCTTTTGTGAGAACATGAAGACAATGTCCCGCTCTGAATTCATTGAAATCGCACGGATTCTACGCAAAAACAACGTAGCCGTTAGCGAGAATCGAAGCGGCATTTTCTTCGATATGTGTAAGATTTCGCAGGATGTCTTTGAGGAACTGCTTGTATTCCGTGATTTTGTGAAGCAGAACAACACGGAACTGGAGAAACGGGATGTGGAATTGACTGTGAAGGCCTAGGCTAAAGCGTGAGCTCATTATATAATAAATGAGCAACGTCGCACCCGTTTCTTGGGCCGAAATCGAAGCGGCAATCAAATTAAATCCCCAGAGAGGTGTTAGTCTCTTTGGAGAAGGTGCGGCATCTGCCAGTGTGGCGGCGATGCCTTCCGGAGAGGCGAAACTCAAATGGCTTCCCGGCTGGACCGAGGATGATTCTATGACAGTCGCTGACCCCGTCTCATTGTCACTATGGGTACGCGACCCGATGTATCGGGCTGCTTCACTACCTATTCGGCGCTCAATGGAAATGGAAGAGGCGGCGTGGCTCTTGACTGTCTCAGAGTCTGCATGGAAGGAGCACAATGGACGTGTTCGCGGATGGATTCGCAAACATCTGGAAGAGGATTTGCGATTGCGTTCCGGCGGTGGTGAGCCGGCACCGGACGCGTGGGAAACTATTCGAACTACGAAGCGCTCGGCGCTGCTCATGGATTACATCTGTAAAATGCGGGGGCTACGTGTGGCTCTCTGGTGGCCTGAGCATAAGACCGTGACGGTGTTGCCGGCCTCTGGTTCTAACGTGACAGAGGTCGTACAATTCAACTGTTTATCGGGTCGGATTATGATGTCGACGGGCGGCGAATATAAGGTGTCGGGCGCCACGTGGCCGGTACTTCTGGAAAAGGCCGTGGATATCACCTGGTCGCCGGCGGCATCACTTCCTTCGGCACAGACAGTCGCACAGATTCAAGAGCGGATTCTGGCACTCCCTGGCGGCGCTGACCAACCGAAGACGGGCGGACGCACTGTACTATGGAATCGCCTACAGATGATGATTCTGAAGCGGTCGCTAAATGGCCAAGAGATAGAGTAGTTACGGGCGAAGCATTCTTTCAATCGTGTTTATCGCACCCATAGAGGCATTATCACCGACTGGATTCTCTTGTATATTTCTTCGCACAAATTCATAAGCGGTCATTTTCCTACCTTTTATGAATTGAAGTTTCCATCCAAGCTTATAGCCGGCATCTATTAATTCTTGAACCGCGATTGCGTTCCGCAGCGATATCGCGACACCCATCAACGGTGCTTCCCACTTACGCGCAGCACTTCTATTTCGGGAAGATGTGCGTCGTGCTCTCCGCGACTGTCGATTGGTTTGTTCCCGCCGGTGGTTATAAATAAGCAGATTGGGATGTTCTTCTAGAAGGCGTTTTAAACTTCCAGCGAGCTCCATATCATCGTCGGGTCCGGCATCATCCGCATTCATGCCGTACATTATAGCTACTGCTTCTTCATACACACGATGAAGGGTAGCGGCCATTATCTATGGTATCATTATACTTTTGACCATGAACCAAAAAGGTGATTAACCAAATCGCCGCCCACCTTAAGGAAGTACGATGGATCTACGACGATCGGACAATGATGGGATTCACCGTCTCGGTGAACTGTGGAAGACCACTCCTGGTGCAGAACTGGAGGCCATGCTGATGGGCCTCGATCTGACCGGCTGGCAAGACGTTATTCAATATCTCCGGAGCCTCGGCATGCGGGAGGCTCCCCAGATAGTCAAGATGAATATCTGTCTTTCAAACGACATCCGCCTCACGCTGGAGGGCGCCGGTGTTATACAGGCCTACTGCCGCGACAACCGCATCGGCGACAAGCCGTTCGTCGCAATGCTCAAAGAGGCCGTTGCGGACGCCGAGCCCGTGACTCTCGGTAACTATGCCGTAAAGGCGAAACTCAAGCGGGAGACACCGCTCGCGGCCGACGATGTCCGTGTAAAAGAGGCCATCGCAAACTGGGACAAAATCGGCAAACACTTCCGCAATATTCAGCGTTTCGAATTTGTCGCGCCAGGCGGACTTCCCATACGATTTGATGTCAGTATTGTACGGGAAAATGCGGGCAAGCCGGCGCGCACGTTTCAGGAGGCACGCGTGATTAGCCAGCCGGCGCGCTACGAGGCAGAAGTCGAAGTCACGGCGCCCCGTGATTCCACTACGGCGGAGGTCGCGGTTCGCCATCTGATGCGCGGAATCAGCTGGCTTCTTCAGGGCCGACAGCGCTCCTTCGTGCTCGTGTCGCGACCAGCAGAGGACTACGTACGCGCGTCTTTGGCAGATATCTTTGGATCTGGCTCTGGCGGTTCAAATCGCAATCGGCGCCAGGCGCCCTTCCGTTATCCTGGACCGCAGCCCGCTACATTGGAGCGACGGCATATTGAGGCCGGAACAGACATCGGCACTCTGAATCTCCGCACCATGCCCGGCGGCTACAACGTTACCGACAAGGCCGATGGACTCCGTTGTCTGCTCTTCGTGGCCGACGATGGCCGCGTATTCCTTGTGGACGGTGGCGGCCGCGTTTACGCGACTGGCAAAAAGGCCGACAAGGGCATCGCGGGCACAGTTCTCGACGGCGAATGGATTCGCCGTAATCGCACGGGCGGTCATGTCAGCCATTACTACGCGTTTGACATTCTCGCCTATCGTGGCGACACAGGTGTTGCCGCGGAGCCGTTCACTATTGCCGGTGAGATGCTCGGACCACTGTCGGCCGCCACCAAGAACACGCGGTATTCTGTCATGTCTTCAGCAGTGGTCGTCCTCGGCTCCGCCGTCCAAACCGTGGCCCGTGTACCACCTGAGGAGAACTTACAAATCGGTGTCAAGTCGTTCCGCCCGTGTGTTTCCGGCCCCGATATCTTTATGAAGGGCGCTGCAGCTACTCTGGAGGACGCCAAGGGCACACCGTACAATACGGATGGTCTTATCTTCACGCCGAACTCGGCACCGCTGCCTCTTGGACGGGGTACGTGGCCCGAACAGCTCAAGTGGAAGCCGCCGCATGAGAACACTATTGATTTCCTCGTGCTCGTGGACCGCGAACGCGGTGCCGATGGAAAGCCTTCCACTGTTGACGCGGTCGGTATCAAGTACCGGGAGGATACGGGACAGACAGTTCGATTCAAGACGCTGCGGCTCTTCGTCGGCAGCAACCGCGACGGCGCCTTTGCGGACCCGCGGGCCACGGTGCTCGGCGGTGAGCCGTTGCCGCAGTCTCTGGATGAGGGCGAATGGCGGGAGGTGGAGTTCCGCCCCATGGAGCCGCGGGACCCGATGGCGTCGGTCTGTTTCGTAGCAATCGGCGAAGGTTCGTCCAGCCTACTGGACACCGGTTCAGAACTCATTCGGACTACACGGTCGCCGCAGGATATTATTCAGAGCGATATGATTGTGGAGATGGCATATCATCCTGAGCGGGCACCCGGTTGGCGCTGGGAGCCGATACGGATACGACATGATAAGACGGAGCGTTGGCTTCGTTCTAACGCAGGTCAAGGCCGCAAAGGCGGCACGATGAATGCCGACTGGGTAGCTAATTCCATCTGGACGTCCATACACAATCCCGTCACGGAGGAGGCGATTCGTACGGGGCAGGTGGTCCAGTGCGCAGCGCCAGAGACACTCGTGGCAGCGGCGGGTGGAGGGCGACGGACACCGGGTCGTGATGCGCTCAAGGTTCAGTGTATGCTCAACTTCCACAACTACGTGAAGCGTCTGATTAGCCGTCGGATTCTGGACGTCGGTGTATCTGTCTGTGACTTGGCCATGGGTAACGGCGGCGACCTGAATCGGTGGATATCTACACCGGTGTCATTCGCCTTCGGCTGCGATGTGTTGGCCCCCGTAATCAACGGTCCAGAGGACGGTGCCTATCGTCGTCTCATGGATAAGATGGTGGAGCTAGGTGGCCGGGCCCAGGTTCCACCGATGCGATTCGCGCAGGCGGATATGGCACGGTCGCTCGTCACGGGTGAAGCGGGAATGACAGACGAGGACCGCGGTCTTCTCCAGGGTGTCTTCGGAAAGGGTGGGCCAGGAGCCGCCGGATTTGACGTAGTGAGCTGTACGTTCGCCATGGAGTACATGTTCCGTGACCTAGATACACTGGGCGGATTCCTCAATAATCTAGCGGACACGGTCAAGGTCGGCGGCTACTTTATGGGATGCGGACTGGACGGTGACTCGGTCGCACGGCTGCTCGCACCAGAGTCCAGCGTTGTTGCGCGCGACGGTCGTGTGGATGCCTGGACGATGATGAAGCGCTACGGCACCAGTGTCGGTAACTCGGTGCCGCCGTCGGCGGCGGGTCTCGGTCAGGCGTTTGATGTGGACTTTATCGCGATGGGCGAGTCGCGAACACAGTATCTGATGAGTTGGCCGTATCTCCAGGCGCGGCTGGCAGAATGCGGACTGGAGCTTCTGACACCGCCGGAACTCACCGAACTTGGGCTGCCGGCGTCAACTCAGATGTTCGGTGATACGTTGGCTGCTGCACCTGAACCGTTTGCGATGACGGATGCAATGCGGCGATATTCCGCACTGAATCGGTGGTTCGTTTTCCGCCGCCGCACGGACCGGCGGCCGGCGCCACCGTCGGCTATGCCAGCAGCACCGGTCGGACTCACGGAGATGATTTCGGAGCCGGTATCGGAGTTTGGAGCGAAGCCTAAGCCCATGTCGGCTGTTCTTGAAATCAGTGAAAAGGAATCTAGCGAAGAGATGCCTCCACTTGAAAAATCAGAAGCAAAAGCAGCTCTAGAACCAGAGGCACCCTACTTAATCAATCCTGTTGCGCCCGATGACTCGCGCCTGGGAGCATCATTGGCCGACTGGCCTCGCTACATGTCTCTCGCAGCACAGATTGAGATAGTGGACCTCACCGATAGCACTGTCCGATATCCCAGCATTGAGGCCGCGATAGCCTCGGCAAAGTTTCAGAAAGCCACCAACATGCCAGCTCTGGGTCCGCAGCTCTTCCGCGTGGAGGGCGCCATTCATCAGAGCTTTGTGCGAAAGCGGGAGGGCATGGCCGCCGATGCAATGCCGAAGAGCATTGAGGACGAGGCCACCGCAGTCCGTGTCGCCTCGGGTCAGGCCAAAATCAAGGCGTACAAGGCTGTCTGGAATCCCGACGCGTGGAATGCCCAGAAGATGGAGCTCTACAGAGCCTATCTGGTCCAGCGTCATAGTTCAGATGTCCGATTTGCGGAGATGGTCAATGCTATCAGGGCCCGTGGTGGCGAGATAATGTTAGTTAATGGAACGGATGCGAATGAACTCGGAGTGGGTGTACGAAAGGACGGCTCACTCGCGGGCGGAGAGAACAAAATCGGCAAACTTATTCAGGAGCTTTAGATCTCAGATTATGTGTATGCCGTGTAAAGATGCGGTAGTCACCGTCCTCATACGACGGATTAAATCCATGTTTAATGTACCACGCTTGAATTTTGGTATCTGCCACCGGTGTCAGATGAATATTCGGAGTGTTCTGTAAGACCGCTCGCAGAAGCCTGGAACCGATTCCTGCACTCTGATAATCTCTGTGAACAAAGATGTATTTGAGAAAGCTTTTACCGACGATGGCTGCTCCAACCAGCACTCCTCTGTCAAAGCACCCAATGCTACTTTCGGTATCACGTTGCCGCCAGGCATTAATGAAATGGGGGTCCTCTGACAGGTCAAAGATATCCTGATAGAGATGTTTGACGACAGAATAGTCCGTCTGCTTGAGAGTAGTAAGATTCATTTCTTATATTCTAAAACACGTGGGGCAGCATGTTTGACCGTCATTTTTTTAATGAGTCAAAGGTCAGAAGTAAGGGGTCACAGTCTAAAACGATTTTGATTCTTCATAAATAGATGAATTTACTATATCTTTCTGTGTCTCTAGATAAATCGCAACTACAATATCTACAGATATTTCTGTTTTCACTAAAACTCTTTTCCGAATACAGTGCCTACGATATTCTTGTAATGACATCCGAAGATTTCATTGACGATATTGACCGCATTTCTAAACAACTGGATATACCTCTGAAACACATGATAATAGATGTACCCTCACGCGAAGCCGCCTATGTCGCGCGTTACAGAATATTTGATTATCCAAACATTCACAAATATACGAAACTCCTGTACTGCGACACCGATATCTTAATCCAGGGTAACATAGGCACGTTATTTGGGCTTGACATAACTGATAAGCTATACGCCGTGGCCGAACATCCAGTAACTATAGCAAGAGAAAGCCACGGCGGGCCTCTGTTTGATTTCACGGTTGTTGACCGAACGACAATCGGTCGGAATTCCGGTCTGCTTTTGTATAAAAATACGAACACCGTAAAGTCTCTTTTCCGTTCGGTCCTTAAAGAAATTGCGGATAATCGCGACTCAATTCTCACCACAGAACTTCATCACGGGCTGATTGACCAAGCCGTTCTCAATTATTACGCCGTCACGCAAGATTTGTTCGGTCCTAATATTCTCAATCAGCATGTTCAATTGTGTGATTCTATACAGACACCGGTGTCTCCTTTGGTAGACCGGACCATTATGGCGGTCCATTTTTACGGGGGAGGTGCCCAGCCCAAAATATTACGCATGGGATACCATATGTCCTACTTGATAGACAATATCGCAACAATTGTACCCTGTAAGAAAGATACGACGGCCGTGGTCAAATATAGACAGTATACATGGGGAACCGGTAATATCTTATTTGATACAAATCATCTTACAACTTCATGGGGACGCGGAACATATACCTGTATTAATGACCGCATATATGTTGTAAGCTGGTCCGGAATTCTTCACGTGATACTTTTTAACGAGGCATTTACCAACTTTATATCCATACGCAGAGGAGATACGAATTATGGATTTTCGGAAGAGAATACCGCATTTCGTGATTCGGTGCCGATAATCTCAACATACAACCCGATTAACGCAGTGGTCGGCGACCGCGCACTTATTTATTTTTGCGTGTTTTACAATCAAGGATATATGGACCTGCTCCATTATCTTCTCGCGAGTTATAAGATTTTTTCCAAGTCCAACAGTCAGCTGGATTTCCTGATTTTCACATCTGAAGCGTTCAGAGACCGCGTAGAAAAACTGGCGGCCGACTTTAATCTATCTATCGCCGTCAAGATTCTGGACATCAACTCCATGATTGAGGCCGGTTGCGCACGGCTCCGCATCTTTGAATATGAGCGCATCAACAACTATAATAAGATAATGTATCTGGACACGGACATTATCATCCAGGGTGACATCATGACTCTGTTCGACTGTCTAAAAGAGGACAAGCTCTACGCCAGACAGGAATACGACATTGCGGGTACGGGGCACGGCGCCCTATTCTTTGATTTCACGCAATTTGCGCCGACGACACCGTCACTCAACACGGGAACGCTGCTGTTCCGTAATTCGCACACTATTCGCCAGATTTTCCATGATATAAAAGAGCATATGGCATCGCTTCGCCAACGGAATTCGCTGTGGCCCGATTGTATGGACCAGTCATTTATCGCCTATCATTTTATTAAGAACGGCGCGTGTGACCTGGTCGCACTCGGCGACCTCGTTTGTTTGGCCGAACACACCTTTCCGCCGGTGAAGCCGAGTCCCGTTGTCATTGGGCATTTTATCTGGCCTATCGGTAATCCGGCACATAAGCTGGGCCGGATGAAGGCGCATTTGGCGCGGCTGTTGGAATAAAAAGGTGACGGGCGTCGGGTTCATGGAGGGGGTCCAAGTACGATGCCCCTTTCAATTAGTGACGGCGCTCTACCCTGGCAGCGATTGGCTGTGATCAACAAGCATCCGCGTGATGATCGCATCCAATTTGAGGAGGCGTCCCATATTTATACGATTGACGGTGCCAAGGAAGGCTGGGTCTCCTGTACCGGCTTTCTCCACCATTTCTTCGGTGAGTTTGATGCCGATGCCATTATTTCCAAGATGATGAAGTCGTCCAAGTGGTACGAGTCCAAGTACTATGGTATGACGGCGGACCAGATTAAGAAGCAGTGGTCCGACAAGGGCGCGGCGGCATCCACGGCGGGTACGCGCATGCACTTGGACATTGAGCGGTTTTACAACGCCATGCCCCATGCCCTTCCTATGGAGTGTAACTACACGTTTGATGATGGAATCGCCGGTCTCGCCATAGATGAGTGGACTCCGAACCCTGGCTCCGAATGGGATTACTTCTGTACATTCCAGAAGGAGTATGTGGAGAAGCACGGATTTATTCCGTTCCGGACTGAGTGGCTCGTGTTTGACGAGGCGCACAAGGTCGCCGGCTCCATTGATATGATTTACAAGAAGCCCGATGGAACTCTGGCGATTTATGACTGGAAGCGAACAGAGGAGCTGAAGACGGAGAACAAGTTCCAGTCGGGACTCGGTCCACTCGCGCATCTGCCAGACACGAACTACTGGCATTACACCATGCAGCTCAATGTTTATCGCTACATTCTCCAGAAGTACTACGGTTACGTGGTGTCGGAACTCGCGCTGGTTGTGCTCCATCCGTTGAACTCGGGTTGGCGGGTGTCCAAGCTTAATCTGATGGACGATGAGGTTCTGGGGATGATGGCTACGCGGGATTCTAAGGAGTAGGTAGAGAGGGATGAAAACACGGAGGCAGAAGAGGCAGAAAAGACAAAAGCGGAGGACGCAACGGGGCGGTGAACATAACATCAGAGAACATGTAAGTAGATTGGGGCTGTGGTTGATTGATGTTGACATGGTTCGTTCAAAAACATCAGTGGAATGTTCTAGCGACCCAGGACTATGTATATACACTAAAGATGAATGTTGTACTATACTTAGAACTGATTTACCGAAATTATTAATTGGAATTAAATCTGATTTTTATGTACAGATTTTTAATGAATATATTAAAAGGGCTGATGCAATTTCTCTCAATATATTTTATTATTTTTTAATAAAAGTCGTCGAAGATATTGCGGTCAGACAAAGTAAAAATATTACAACTATTCTGCCACTGACAGGTGGTAACGGTATTTTAAATACAACCAGTGTATTTTTTTCACGTTTGTCTACAGTGTCTAGCGCTCTTGGAACTGTGGCTGGTATAGTTGTTGGTGACGGCAATATTACATATGGATTTGCGTGTACAGCAGGCGTATGCGCTATACTTAGTACAGTCTCTAGAAGCGTAAGTAATTATAGTAAAGGTAAACCACTTACGTTAGGACAATCTGTTACAAATGCCCGTAATTTGTTGACATATGGGGCAGTTATTCCTGGATTGAAAGATACCGTGCTACTTGCGAATATATCATGGGGCGTTAGCACTGGCATCGGCACTATTCTTGGTATAGAAGAACTCAAACGACGCATTAGAAATTATAAACCTGGTACTCCTCTTCTTGAAGATTATAACCCCGAATAAGCCTTCTCCAGCAATCTCATTCCGTACATTGCTCCACCGGCATCGTAACCACATGAATGGTCCAACTGGTCCGTCTCCACCGAATAATCTCGCAGAACTAGCATACCCTGTTTGCGTGCTTCTGCTATCACAACGGTGTCTATACCCCATCCATATTTTGACTGTGTGAAATCCAGAGCCTTGAGTCGCCGAACAATCAGCGGATGGATAAACCAGAATCCGCAATCGGTTGTATCCACGTCATAGAGTTCCTCTGCATACAGCGCATTCCGCTTGGCATGAGAGGTCGCCCGTTTATCATTCGGCGCATAGACACCCACGTTGTAAGTGCGGAAGGCATGGTCTGCGGCCTTGAATACGGCCGCGAAATCATTGGTCGGAATATTGTCACCCACTATCACACACATGATGTCGCCATCGCCGACATCTTTAATAGCACGGTCGAATTGTCCTCCGTAGAAAAAACTATCGTCCAGCTGAATTTGCGGAACTTCGTAGACGTGATTTTCATCCGAATTCACGATTTTTGCGGAACTAACAAAGGGTCGGACCGAATTATAGAGCGCCAGACTGTTTGCGCTCACTTTCTTCCAATTATGGATGTAGGCGCTGATTGTTGGCGCCGTTGCTTCTCCTAAAATTCTGTCGCGACGTTCCAGTAGGCTGGCGCGTTCGGCCATGAAGGTATCTATGACCAATGGCGTCGTTAGATGATGGCCGGCCTGAATACCGAGAGTGCCTTGGAGCCCTAACGCATTGGCAAAATCGGCGGGAAGAATCAACGGTGTACCGACACTGTATGACAATGGTACCGATGCTGTCAGAGACGTATGCTTATGTCGGTGTGCGAAACCGGTTGTCGGCCAAAAGAGAATATAGTGGGATTTACCGGCCATTTCGATGAGCGCAGTTGCGTCCGCATTATTGAACGCTGTGATATTTCCATCCGTTCCAGGTCGCATATTTCTGTCAATGAGAATGAACTGTATGTCGGTAAAATTGGAGAACAGAGTGGGAAGAATCGATGGCAGAAATATCGCGGCATTTCCGACTGCCATGACCGTAAGCTGTTCGTATTTTTGTTGAGGGGTGGCATTCCAGACAGGTGTGAGCCAGGTGTCGGTATTGCGGAAATTACGCGTTTGGAGTAGCCGATGGGCGGGAAGATTCAATGAGCGGTTAGCATCGTGTTCGACTACAATGACGCGTGTATTCCAAGGAGGTGTGTAGGCGGGGTCATCGTCTGTTAGTAGGAAAACGTAGTCGTAGTCGCTGGGATTAAACTCGGATATTAGGTGCCAGGTCTTAATACCGTAGGTCATCTCGTAATAACGGAGCCAGCCGCATTCACCGGATGTGCTTGTATATACATCAATCTCTTTGAAATAATCGAGAACATGCGCGAACATTTCAAAGTGGAAGGGAAAGGAATTGAATATGGCGTATTTCATCTGTGTTTTGTTCGTTGATATAGCTTTAGCTTTTGGAGAGAGAGATAGGAGATTCTTCAGAGGATTCGTTTGAGCTTTCTGAGCCTTCCTCCGAACTTTCTTCTGAACTGTTTGAACTGTTTGAGCCGCTTGAACTATTTGAACTGCTTGAACTCTCTGAGCCAGTTAATACTTTTTTAACAGCATCTACTGCGGCATCAACAGTCGCAGTAACTGTTTTATCGGCAGCAATTACCGCTTCACCGGCTTGTTCTATAATAGGTTTCGGTGCTTCTGGTTTAGGTGCTTCTGGTTTCGGTGCTTCTGGCTTCGGTGCTTCTGGTTTCGGTGCTTCTGGTTTCGGTGCTTCTGGTTTCGGTGCTTCTGATTTAGGTGCTTCTGGTTTAGGTGCTTCTGACTTTGGCTTCGGCGCTTCTGACTTTGGCTTCGGTGCTTCTACCACTTCAGGTACTTCTGTTCGCGCCTCCTCATCTGGTAAAGGGCTCGCGCCATCCATTGCCCGCGTCAAATCGTTCGGCAAGTCTTCAATAAAAAAGCGAAATACCTTTCCACGCGATATTGCCTTACCATTCCAAAAGACCGTATACATATGACTGACATTCACAGTTGGTGGTACAATAAACTCTATCCATTTATCAATTTTCAGTGCCCCCGCTGCTCCTCGGCTAACAAACAGAATATCACAATATAATATCTGTGTTATCGCATACCAATCCTGTGTATCCCATGTGATAGGGCGCGCCTGGTCGCCAGGAAGAGATAACGCCTTGCGCTGATTGCGAATACGTGTTTCCCATTTATCGAGGGGCGCACCGGTAGCTGTAGCAAACGTGGCTTGTAGTGTTGTTCCCTCATTTATTTTTAATCCTTTTTCAAGCCAAGATTCAGGTAGCTCATCCGATTTCTTTTCAGACCCCAATTCCAGCTCTTCTTCACCAAATATCTCTTCAACGGCCGGCTCTTCTTCTGCTCCCTCGAATCGCAGCATCTCCTCTGGCATACGTGCGGCCGCCTGGTCAAAGAAACCCAGGCGCTCCAGAATCGCCTCCGCCGATTCCTTGGCCCGCGTGGATAAAAAGAGCTCATCGCCTACACGTACGGCGCCCCGTGTTCGCCGTATAGCCTGAACTTTCTGGTCCATGATTTCATTGCGTTTCGCCGAGTAGCGCAACAACTCATCGCTGAGTCGGGCTGTAAATACGCGTACGGGGTCAACGGCCTCTTCGCGACGAGGTACGTGAATCAAACACCGACCGCCACTCCACGAACAGGCGCTCCGCGAGTCACAGGCCTCTTTATCCAGAGACAGACAGTCCTCACGGAGAATTGACAACGGTCTACGCTCCTCCGTTGTTTCCACTGAGAGCCACTCACGAATGAACGGTTCCAACAGAATGTCGGCGCGTTTACGTTTTTCATAGAGCGGCACTTTGAGCTTCAGAATATTTGTGAAGGCAGTGGCGGTCGGCGAACCCTTAAGCCAGTTACTAAATGCCAGACGCAAATATTGGTAGGCCTCGGCGAACTGCTCCTCCACCGAGGCGGACGATTCCTCCATGACAATCCGGTCACTTGCGGCTACATCTGGACTACGGAGAATGAGCGCATCACGTTCCCACGGGAGTTCGTCAATCTGTTGCTCAGGCAGACCTGATGTGCCGAGTGCCGATGGTGCGACCGGTACGACCGAACCCATGGCAACACGGAAGGCCACGACCGACGTTCCTTTAAAAAGCGCCGTCGTCGGTTTCAGTCCAGCGAACGGTAGCACACCGTAAAACTTCAGATATGCGTCAATCGGCGCCGGCGGAATCATGTCGGCTTCAAAGACACGGGGGAGCTCATCCGCGAGATTACCATCGTCCTGACACGGTACAAATAGTTCCGCCGCCGAAAAGAGCACGCCCGCCAACCGGTTACTGCGATCACGGACAAGCTTTAACGGTGTATAGGTATCAATCTTCTGTAAGAGCTGCGATAGACGGGGAAGGTCACGTGTATCGCGTTCCGGTGTCCAGACATGCGGTGGCAAACGGGGGCGACCGCAGCCCGTAGATGAAGAGCGCCAGTCTTTTATCCACGCGCGTATAGAAGTACGGAAGGACTCTGGGAGCCGTGTCAGCTCGGGGTCGTCGAAAAAGAGAGTCGCGTCCTTTGTTCCGTTGTAGAGAATCAGCGGCTCCCAGCTCTCATCGCGGACATCGTGGAACATGAAGGCGACCGGCACGTCGTTGAACAATGACGCCGCGGGAATACCAAATGATGGACAAACGACCTGGATTTCGTCGCCCTTCTTTTCTAAGACGACTAACAAAAGCCCATTATTCGTGACGACGCGGGGCTGGGCGAGCAGATGCTCTATGTGCCGGAGTTTCTTGGGTACGCGATTGTCGGCGAGCATCTTGAGGAAGGCGGTCCAGGCGCGGTACAGACGCACAATGTGAGGGCGATTGCTGTCCAGATTGTATCCGTAGCGACCGGCGAAATCCGCAAGGGATTTACGGAGTTCCTCTTCGGTTACCGAGGATTTCGCGGCAAATTCATGGACCAGAGTGCCGTAATTCGCCGATTCAAATGCGCGAACCATGCGGCGCTGGAGAAAGTGGGTGCGACAGGCCTCGGCAGAATCAAGATTCATATACGGTGCCAACGCAGCAAACAGATTGAGACCAGGTTCGCGTGTCTGCGTATCCACACCGAGACGAACAAAGGCCAGATGTTCCGGTGCTAGGACCGTGCTGGTACCGCGCTTGCGCTTAATAGATTGGCTGTCTTGGCCGAAGAACTTGTCCAGGATGGGTGGCAGAAGCCCGATGGTTCCGGGTCGCAGAGAGCTCTCTTCTTTGAGGAGATACTGGGTCTGCATGCTCGTGAAGATAGTGGAATAGATAACAGAAGATGCGGGTGGCACCGACACTTCAAGACCGAGTTCAGGGGCCGGCTCCGGTTCATCTACATCTACCTCCACGGATGCCATCGATTTGCCGAGATAGGCCGCCTTCATGTACTTCTCCAGAAGACGCGGCGATGTGTCGCAGCAGGGAAGCTCATAGCCGTTAGGATGTTTGTTACGAGTAATGACACCTACGTAGCGATGGAGTTTTCCCGTCGCACCCTTGATTTTGCGGACAATGACGGATTCACCGGGCATCGGCTTATCGATTGATTCAATGGCGCGGCCGCGGCAGAATGGACACGTCATCGGCGGCTTCGTGAACCCGCGGCCCTTGGTGCCTTCGAATTCGGCCGGCAGCAGCGGCAGATTGTCGCGATCGCACCAGAGCTCGGGGCAAATCAGATAGAGGAACTCTCCAGGACGGGTCTTGCTTTCGTAACCATACACCGTCCAGAGCGGCCAACCGAGCGTGGTGCCGGGTGTGTGATCTGTGTAGTAGTATTCATCGGGCATGCGGCGCTTGCCGTTGTAGTCGGGGTCCAGTGGAAGGTCGTCGGGTTTTGTGGGTGGAAGATTCACGAAACGGACACGGCCTTCGTAGCAGCGCTGGACACGGGCGTATTCGGCGAGCGTCATAATATTGGGCTGACGACCGTCCTGGCGCTGGCACGACTTACTGTAGGTCTTGCTGCGACCGGTTACCGTGCTCGAGTAGCCGAATAAGATTTTATCGTGTTTTTTGAGTTTGGCCATGTAGTAATCCGATATAATTTTGAGTGCCGGTTCGCCAGGTGTCCAGGGATTTCCGTGGCATTCGCCTTCGGCCGCAGCAACAGCGGCATCAAGATTGGGAGCGGCAGCGGCAGGCTCTAATTCTTCTATGACAAGTTCTGGACCTGGACCGGGTCCTTCTCCTTCATCATCTTCACCTTCACCTTCTTCATCAATATCTCCCGCGCCACCAATACCCAAATCCGCCATCAGAGCAGCTAGCGCAGGGTCCATCTCTTCCTCTTCTTCACCGAGTTCAGCAACCGCAGCATCCTCTATTTCCACTGCCGCTGCAGCAGCTTGAATCGCCGCCGCCGGTGCTGGGGCCGTGAGTTCCGACGATGGAGCACCCAGCAGAACACCGACGACACTCACGAGTCGCTGGAGCTCTTCGTACGAATCCACGCACTGGACCTCCAAGAAATATTCGGGATGGGTCGCCGTTATAGAGACGGACGCTCCCGTAGAAAATTTGGGAACCGCCATAGACCCACCGACACCGGCCGCCGGTGCCACTGCTTCACCGCGACGCTCAATCCAACGTTCCAACAGAGTCGCGGCGACCTCCTTTGTTAGACCGAAGCGTTCGGCAAGTTCGGATCCGTACAGGCGAAGCATTTCGGGGCCGTCTTCAGCGCCGCCGCCACCGGCATTTCTAAGTACCATCTGTGTAATATAGGCGAACTGCGCCGATTCGCTCTCATAATTGCTTACGGCGCGCCACTGGAAAACTGCTAGTGCCTGGGAATCAGCCGCCATAGGTACGGCATCCAAGAACGGCGTCAGTGCAGCCACACGGTGTCTGATACGTGCAGCGGTGAGCGGCGCCGTACTCCGCGGATGAACCCAGCGATATGTCGCATGAAGGTCACGGAGCATAGGGGCCGTATCAGCGGGAAATCCGAGTTCTCCTACAACCGACTGTAAGACACGCTGGGCCTCTACGGCGACTGCCGCAATATAAGTGGTTCCGCGCTGGGGCACCTCCAGTGTCAGGTCGCAGGTACCGTCTTCGAACATGTAGAGAATAAACGATATACGACGGTCAGAGGCCAACGGAATACGCGCCATGATGACCGCCGATTTAATAGTCGGTGCCGGCTGGTTCAAAAACTGTGTATAGAGTTTCGCGTCGTCTATTATGGGAGTGCCATCGGGTTTGAGAGCGAGTTTCAGGAGGGGTGACTGACCGAGTATTCCCGATGGAGGAAAATAGCGCATGAACGGAATCGTCTCTGTTGCTGTCAGGCTGTAGAAGGTGCGTTCGAGTGACAGCGGTTTTTCGGCGGGCGGCGGCAGAGTCCATCGTAAACGGACCATCGTGTTCATATTCACGGTACTCGGCTTCGTTGCTGCCAGAGCCCGTTGTACGAGTTCAATGCGGCCTGTACGGTCCTCAATATACGGAAAGACCGCGGCATAAGACTCTCGGAGAGCCGGTGAATCGGTTGCCGACTCTATGACCTGCGCTGGTGCGGTAAGCCACGGAAAGTAGAACTGATAATATCCGCCGAACACAGCCAAAGGGATATCATCCATTTTGAGCGATACCAGTGATATGGCGGTTACGACAGGAATCGCACCGGTGCTCATAATTTCCGGTGATAGAGCAGTTTCCAGTGTAAGTGCGCCGATCATGACGGGGCCCACCGGTTTTCTAACACCGGTCTCATCCACCAGTCCAGGATTCGGTGCCTTGGTGGTCGTGGGGTCCGGTATATCCATCGGCGAAACAGAGGCGGGCCAGTGGAATTCAATAGGTCTGAAACCGGCAGCGGCACGAACTCCCACAAAGACACGCTCAGGAGCCCACCGGGGGTCGCCGTTTTTATGTATCCATAGCTGGCGCTTGAGGTCGGATACGCTTGTAAAGGGATAAACAGTGGCTAGTTCAAATGTTTCATCGCCGACGAACTCTACACGGAAGGAACGCCATCCTCCCTGTAGATTATCAAGGAGTGGAATCTTACTTACACTCATTGTCCTCTAACAGAGGCGGGCAACTTCTAAAAAAACCAGCGGCGCGGGGCGCTACGCGGGGCACTATTAATAGGTGCGCCGAACATACGTACATTTTCCATGAAAACTAGTCGTTCTGGCTGATTTACCCACGAATATTGGGGGAGACTAACAATTTCGTCCATTCGTGTATTAAAATGGTTACTCATGCGTTTATGTACGGCGACCGTTGCCATAGTGAAATTATCTATACCGCCGCATGAATCCGGTGAAATAAAAAGCACGTGTGACGGTTTTTCGTCTTTGTTCTTCTTGATAAATGGAAGCAGGTCTTCTACGCGGGGATTGTTAGAGTTACAAAATATATCTAGACGCGTGTGTATTACCATTGTGTCTGGCGCCTCGTGTTCCGCGGCAAAATCAGCCAACGCGCTTATTCCGTACCACATATTCTTTAATCCAATCGTTGAAATACCCGATTTAATAATGAGACCATCCTTGTTGCCGATGATATTTATCTTGGTATCATCTAAAATGAGAATATGTTTAATTGGTATCTCTTTGAAATAGGCGCGAATCATCTCCTCCGTTACTCTCGTAGGATTATCTGCAACTGTACGCCAACTAATGCTGTTACTAACTACGGACCATGTCTGAATATAGATTTCCACCTTGTACAAATCATATAGAATTTTCACGAAATTATATAGTTCAGATGAATCAAAACTTACGCGGATATGCCCTCGTAGCAAAAGGAGCATTTACTCTAACAGTCAATACAGTTCTTTAGACTTGTTCGTGATATAAATGTCCTTCTACGCATCGGGGTCCTTTTCCTTATCGTAGGTCGGCTGGTCCGTAATACGGATGCCGCAATATTCCACGGGATGGGCGGAGAAATCCGTGAACTCGTAAATCTGAATCTCTTCGGCGCGTTTGAGAAGCCAGCCGAAGTTGTTCCAGAAGAGCGGCGTGTGGCCGATATCGACGGTGCCGATGTGTGCCATTTCATGGAGTGCGACGAAAGTGATAATGTTTTCGTTGACGAGCTCCTCCTTTTCATTGCGTTGGCGCAGGCACATGAAGACCTTTTCGCCCTTGTTCACGGAATACGACGTGTAATTCGCATCGGGAGTGGATTCCGAGAAACGGGAAGGGTCGGCGTCGAAATTGCGGAGCATCTGCTCTACGAACGGCTTCTTACTGTCGGCTTGTTTGAGGTCGCGCATTAAGCGGAGGAGTTTGGCGCGGGTGCGGGCGAGGCGATCGGCGGCTTCTTGTTTGTCCGGTAGGTTTCTGACAATGTATTTCTGTTTGTCGACGGTGGATTCCACGTGGGCCATGTCGTAATTGCTCTGTTTGAGTGCGAAAGCGGCGGCACCGGCTCCGAGCACCCCGAGTACGAGGGCGTAGGGGCTCATTGCGTTCATTGTAGGGTCCTCTAGATATAGTGGGCGGATTTTGTTTGTCTTGAATAGAGAATGGCTCGTCGTCGTAGCCGTAGTGTTCGTCGGCGTAAACAGAGGGGTGGTGATGGTGGTTTTTTTGGTGCAATTGGTAGTTTATTTGGTAAAAAATCCTCTTTAGTAACTGCTGATACAAAACAAATTCAACCGCCTTCTCAACCGCTAACAGTAGAGCCTCCGCCTAAGACATATACAATCACAGCTAATGCGATTAGTTTTATTAAATTTTATAATGATAAGTATAATAATAACCTTAATGTTAATATTATTCCTGACAGCACGTGTACAGAAATAGTTAACAGCGGAGGTAAAATAAATCTCACTTTTGCCAAAGACTTTGAAGATTATAAACTATATAAATTAACCGATGGTTCTGAAATTATGATTCCAGAAATTTTAATTGGCGACAGTGTTATCCGTAACCCTCAAGCAGGCGGTCGTCGTAGCAGAAAAAATCGTAGCCGGCGTTCAACCCGCAAACAGCGAAGATAAATCGCCGCCACAAGTATAATGAGCGGTTTCTTTTCTCCTCGTCGCGCTCACAAAAAGTCAAAGTCTAGAGTTGCACCAATTGAAACAAGGCGGCGAAACGTATCGCCCGGTTTCAGACCAAATCATCGTCAGACAAATGCGAATAGAGCCGCATTAACTCAGCGTCGTAGAAATCAGCAGAGCCGTGCTGCAGCAGCGGTCGCGGCCAATCGTCGTACACACAAGCTCAAGAAATCATGGTTTTAATCTATAAAAACATATTCCAGAATATGATTTTATAAATCTATATGGGCTTTATGATATGATTTACTCGAGCGGGCGCCGTGTGAGGTCGGGCTCAATCGTGCTCTGGAGCCACGGGCCAACCTGAACCTGCGGGCACGGCGGCTCGGCACGGAGCTGGAGATTCGCGTTACGGAGCGACTGGCCAATCGTGTTGACACCGATGAGCGCACCCGCCGAAAGGAAGTTCTTGCCCTGGATGTCACCCGCGCCCTTGGGGTTCACCTGCGCCCACTGCGAGTTGGCATCCTCAGGAAGAAGGTCCATCGGGTTCAGCTGCTCACGGGGATAGCAGCCCTGGGGCTTCGCGCCAGCCGCCATCGGAACGGGGCCCATTACGCTATCCGAGCCGAAGTCCGCCATGCCCTCTGCTGTGGGACCAGCCGAAGGAGGAGGAGGCGCGACATGGGGGCCCGCCAGCGCCGCTGCGCCCTCGGAACCACTTCCGCTGGCGCCCATACCACCATTCGGCCCAGGTGTCGGAATAGAGCCGCCAGCCATAGTCGCGAACTTAGAGTGCGACTTGAAGCCCTCAATGCCAAAGCCGGAGAGCATCCCACGGAGCTTGGGCGCGTACGCGTAAACTGCAAGAACAACTACCGCTAGGACAACAAGGCCAACAATCAGGTTCTGATCAAACATCTGTTCTGATGAGAAGCGTGAAAATTGTTACAGCTTGGACGGGCTTTCGCTGTTTTCGGAATCGGATGTGGCTCCCTCAGATTCACTGAGATCATATTCACTGAAATTGGATTCACCATCTTCCAGGTCACCGTAAAGAGCATAGAACCGGGATTCCTCTTTTCGCGCCATATGCTCAGCCACCTGTGCCTTAAGCCGCGATTCTCGGACACGTTCCTTCGCCAAGAACTTCTTGGCCTCCCATTCACGATTCCGAATATGAAATGTCGGGGCCTGTCTTTGAGCCGGAGAAGCCTGTTCAATATCTTCTATCTGAATTTCGCGAGTCTCGGATTTGCCATCGTCGTCGTCACCAAACAGAGATATCTTATCTTCCTCAGGTTCGGGTATGAACTCATGAACTGACCAGACTGGCGTAATTGCAGTCGTCGTCATTGTCAGACTCTGTAGACTAAGGGTGGCCGTTCCGGGGCCTGCAGCCGAAGGTAGCGTTCCGAAAAACTGGAGTTCACCCTTCATATTCTTGCCGACCCACGGCGCAAACAGTGGTTCAATCACGTCGTGCCGGGGTGGACGAGAGAACCAGTTACCGTGGCTCAGAAGCTCACCCAGTAGCTGTTTCCGCTGATTATCGGCCCAGCCCAACCATTCATCAGTGGGAATCCATGCGGTCCCCGTTGTCTTTAGCGACGGAGTTTGTATCGGAGGATTCAGAATCAGAGAATAACCACCCGCTGCCAGTCGTTTCGGTGCTTGTAACGGCATCTTATGATGGATTGCGGTCTATTGCTACACCTAGAACCGCAGACTATAGTAATGATTCCTAAGGATACAAAAGAAGCGAAAGAGGTCAAAGCCAGAGCAGCACTTCAAGATCTGGCACTCGAAATCGCCGACCATTACGTAAACGGCTTTGAGAAGCGCCCTACGCAGCAACTCGTATTACAGAAGTTCATCGACCCCATTGTTCGTCATATTCTGAACTCGATATTTCCGTGGATTGTCGGAGTGGCAATTCTTCTGTTAGTACTCTTACTGTGTACCGTCATCACCTGTGTTATTGTCTTACAGACTCCTTCATCCGTTCCCTCCGTCTCCGTCAGATAGTTCGGTAGAATAGAATGGCAGACACTCCCAAACAAAAACTGATTGAGGCTGTCCGGGGATGGATCCATATGGATAATCTCGTTGAATCGTTCAATCAGCAGGCGACGAATGCCCGCAACCTCCGCACCAAACACGAACAGGACTCCATCCGTCTCATGAAAGAGCTCGGACTCAGTGCTTCCACTATCCAAGTATCGGGAGCCGCTCTCAATATTCAAAAGAAGAAGGTGCCCGCCGGACTCAGCTGGGGCTATCTTGAGAAGGAGATTCCCGCTTGGACTACGAAGACGGGGCTCAGTGCGAATCAGAGCACCGCTCTTCTGAAATGGCTCCACGATAATCGGGAGATTAAAGAAGTGGAGAGCCTTAAGAAGTCGCCCCAAGTATAGATAATGAGTGCGATAGCCGAACAGATTGTTGAGCAAATTGAGGGGTTCCTGGGCCGTCGCAAGCTCCAGCTTGGGGTATCACCAGCAAGGGTAATCAATCAGATTCTTAAATACATGGCACTCCGTCGGAAGGGGGGGCCATTGACTATTTCCAATCCGAAGTTTGTATATCCGGTTCCAGAAGTTTGGACAGAGCATGACGAAACTGTATGGCAGGACTGGTTCTCTAATGAAATCCATCTGGGAGACTGGCTTCGTGAAGTATTCAGACCAATCTTTGGCATGAATACATCCGCTTGTTCGTGGGATTATACGTGTGACGGCTGGCGCGGAGAACTGCTGAATTTTCTACCGTTTTGGGCCATGCGTTCGGAAGGGCTGGTTGCGTTGTACGACGCGACGCCTTATGATACTGATGAAGAAGAGGACACCGACCCTTACAATGCCAAGGTCGACCCGTATCTATTGGACCACGGCTCACGGACTAAGAAGACCAAGACTCTGAATTGAACGGTGTCACCGCAATGGAATCCAGCTCTGACTTGAAATGGTTGACCTGGCGATCAAAGGCGATATCCGATGTGTCGGCGGCGGCCATGCGCTCATCCAGAGCCGATTTTGCGGGACGGGGGCCGTAGCAATTGACACCGAAGCGCTGGTCCGCATTCGGGAAATGCCCGCCATTTACACCGGGTATGCCACACGACATACGGTCGGCTTCGGGTCCTGCCTGTAGCTTCTCATACGTGGCCTTCTGCGTGGGGAATACCGCCAGCTGTCCCTTGATCCAGCCGTAATTACACCAGTCGGCGCCCGCCTTGTAGGCGTGCTTGACCTGATCGTAGGTCGCGAGCTCGGCACCAAAGGCGCGGCAGAGCGGTTCCGCCTCCGAGAATTTATAGAGATTCCGACTGACATTAAATACTTGGGGTGAGCCCGAAGCAGACAATGCCGATTCAACGTCGGATTCTATCTTACCGATGGCCTTACCGAACGACTGTCCAATAGAAGAACCCGCCACTGTGTTCGCCGGTGCCGGTGTCAGAGTTGCCGTGGGTCCGACTGGAGTCACAATATCAATCTTTTCGTGATGGTCTTTGCTCCACGACATCTTCTCCCAGCCGAGCTTGAAATAATAGCCGATTGTCTGATAATATATGGCGAACACGATTACCAAAATAACGACGACCGCGATGGTCGCGCCCCACGATGACACAAGGCTATTAATATTAAATCCTGCAGAGGCAAGGTCGGGCGCGTTTGTCATAGACCTCGGAAGATTTGACTGCATCTCTAGAATAGACGGTCAAATCATCTCTAGGAACAGCATATAAGTGTCGGGGCCGGCATCTCCACCAATCGGACTAGGGCCAGTGCGACCATCGTCATAGACGAGCCAGTCGTCCTTATTTTCACGTGTACGCATACAATAGTGACCGCCGCGACTGCCACCCATGTGCTCTATCGTGCTCATAACACGATAGACGACATCGCCCTGTATGCCGGGCCAGGCGCGATACGGATTCATGGTGATGCTGTTCGGGTCATAGGGAATACGCGCACGGACTTTGGAACCCGTGTTCGTGAACCGCTTTAGCGACAGAATCAAGTGTTTGGGAAACCGGCTTATCGCATGGGAGATTTTGGCGGTGCCCTTGGCCTTACATGCGCTACAGGCGAAGTCGTCCAGAGTCTCCTCCGCGACAGCGGCGGCCAGACACTCGTCGAATGACGGGGCGGTCTGTCCTACTTTGTCAGCACCTGGAATCGGCAACTTAAGAACACCCCAGGGCTCGTAGCGGGTGGAGGGCGCATTACATGCTCCGCACACGACCGTCGTCTGTGTCTGGCCATAGAAATCGTCAACCAGAGGCGAATATTCCTTTCGAAAGAATGTCGCCCAGCTCTCCAGTGACTTGATTAGTGCCGTCTGGTCTGGTGTTGTCGGTGTTCCGCGAATATCCATGCGGACCTCGCGGGCCAGCTGAGTATGGAGGCCATCTAGGAGAATCTGTACCGCCTCTGCAGCATCGGCTTGGGCGCCGGGACGGATATCGTCGTTAATTTCGCGCGCGAATTCTATGAAAGCACGCACGAACTTGGATGGAATAATCAGTTTGTCGCCAGGTTCATGGATAGCGACGACGAGCTCCGCTGCGTGCGTCGTCATATCGTGGCCTTTGCGGTCCTCGTGCTGGTGTGTCTTCCAGGTTTCTTTACCGAAATAGTTCATGAATGGCTTGGAGCGACAGAGCGCCTGTATCGCAGAGTTGAGATAGCAGGTGTTTCCTATGTTCGCCAGACCATGTCTTGATGTCATCGTACCTACTTCTTACACGTCAGTTGGCCTTTCACCTTTTACAATCAGTTGGCAGGAACATAGTCAAAAGAACTGATGGGTCTTATTGCGTCCATGCTATCTTCTGACACGAACCCGCCTCGCATACTGGTTGCGCCGGGAGGCGTCATAAACGCCGCCTTCAGAGAATCCCAATACGGCACCTTGCTTGGCGTTTTCTTACAGGTGGCGGTTCCCAACAACAGTGTTGTATAGTTAAACTTTCCACGATAGTCAATCTTCTTCTCACCGACATAGATGATGAATCCGAAGAACGTGATTAGTGCACTGACAGTGATAGCGGCATATTCCGCATAGTCAAGATAATGTTCCATATCCTTTGTTAGTACCGTCACATGTTCGCGATACATATTCATTATGTACAGAGTAGCCAACAGTAGTATCAGTGGTATCCACCAGTTCGCCGTCATCTTGGAGGAAATCATGAACCACGCATAGACAAACAGACAGCTGACCAAGATGGGAAATATATCATTGAAGTCGCCAAATTCACTGTCAGAAAGAATACTGAAAAACACGATACTGACGAAGGCAATCAGATGGCGGACTAACATAGAATCTTCAATTAGGCGGGTCGTACTACACGGAATCAATGGTATTAGATAATTGAATGAGAGGGCAATATACAACAAAAATAGATAACGGCCTGAAAACATTAGATGTTCTAGCATGGCTTCCTTAATCTGGGTCTAGAAATCACGGTGGTCCAAACCAGGAACGAATGTCTTTTTGACCGGAGGCGCTGACCAGCAGGTCGCCAAACAGCAGCTCCTCCGCGAGTTTCTCACGGGCCTCTGGTGTCTTTGCCGCGGCAATCTTGTGAGCCTTTGCGCCAGGCAGACGCTCCACAACAAGACCGAACACCTGGGCTACCGGTCGCGCAATCTGATTCGTAATGTAGAATGTATAGTCGGGCTTGAGCCCCTTTTCCTTAATATACGTCGGTGTCTCAATACGGTCGCCCTGACTCGTATCCTTGGACCAGGCTTTTCCGGTCGGTTTCATTGTATAGACAAAGGGAATCCGATCATTGGAGCAGGGTTTGTTACCGGGGTCGCGCTTGCTGATACGGTCTGCCAGAATCTTGTGAGCGGGAACGAGCTTGTATTCGGCACGGAGGCTCTTCGTAATTGTCAGACGTTTGATGGAGAATTTGCCGGCCAACAGGTCACGGGCGGCCTGGCGCACGAATTCAAAGGCGGCCACGATATTCCGCTGATTCAGAATCCGTTCAATGACGCCGCCGTAGACGTACTTGACAATGGGCGCATTGTCGCGACGCTTCATGACGATACCCATGCTCTTGCGATGGTAGTCTGCGTCATCTAATCCGCCTTCGGTCATGTCACCAAAGTAGCGCTTTTTGCTGAGGAGACAGAAGCATCGGAACATCTTGTCGAACTCGAAATCGTGGGGCGGTTTGAGTGCGCCCGATATCTTGTGACCGGCCTCTTCAGCGAGCTCTTTGGCCGCCGCCTGGGCGGCCTTGCCAGTGAGCCGCTCGCCCGTGACGGGGTCCATCGGCCGGAACGAGATGAACACCGAATCCGTATCGCCGTAGACACAGACTGCTGAACATCGCTTGTCTACTGGTTTTCCGGTCACGGGATCAGTCCCATAAGCCGCCTCAATACACGCCTTGCTGAATAGAAGCTGTTGACGTCCGTGGCCAGTCGTAGAGGCGGCAATACACTTGCGGCGGATTTTGGACGTGTTGGAACCCAGCTGTCCATACAACGAATTCGCCGTAAGTTTGTAAGCCAGCTGTTGGGCATCCAGGAGCGCTTTGCGGAAATCGTCGGTCTCCTTTTCGGCCTGCTTCCGCGTGGCCTTGCGCTGACTCAGGAGCTTTTGGAGGATTTTAGGCAGCGTAGACTTGGTCCCATCTACAGGCTGCGCGAATCGACAGACGCGTTTACCTGCCGGCCTGAGTGGTGGATGTTTTCGCTTGTCCGCGGGGTCCGGTCGAAGAATGTCGTATTCCACTTCCAGGTATTCCCAGCCTTCGAGATTATCGTAGGCGTCGCTTCCTTCCTTGACACACACCAGGTTACCATCCATGTCATAGTCCTTGACCCAGACCACGCTATCATGGCTCAGATTCTCGCTGATGATGGAAGACGGATACAGTGAGCTGAAATCCAGAGCGGCCACCGGCTCATCGTCCAGATAAATGCCTGAGAGAGGGTCCAGAACAATGGCGCCTTCGTAACCTTCGTTGTCGTCCGCTATGACGATCTCTGGAATAGGTGCGATGGCCGAATCCAGTTCCGCTACATCGTCATCCTTACGTCTCGGCGGCGCCTGTAGCACCGGAATCAACTGGTCCTCCTTACGGCATTCATAGAAGACGAGTGACTCGGATTTGATACCCTGCCCCCGCGTGAAGATGAACTCCACCGGAACCCAACAGACATTCGCCATGGCTATCGAATTATTGAGCACCTCCAGCTTCTGCATGAGTTCCATAACAAGGTCGCAATCCTGGATACAGTAGGCCGCGACCTTGGCGCGTTCATTAGGTCCTTCGGCATGAAGCGCGAAGATATCCTTGGGACTGACATCGTCCTTAGATTGAGCCCACCGTGTTGGTGGCAGTGAATGTTCACGGAGCGCTTCGCCGCCATCGGGCATCCGCACAATGAGAGCCTTCGGCTCCACCGCCACGATTTCATACTTGTCGCCGATGATGTCGTTCTCCTCGTCCATAAGAACAATGTAGCGGCCGGCCGTCGTGCCTTTCGTGGACTTGGTCTTGACTGTGAAGAGTCCATCGGTACCAGGAGTAACTCCCAATACAGAACCACTCATGAACGTCGCCGTCACGTTGTCCAGGCTGTACGAGTCCAGAACCGCATTGCGGCGAACATAGGCCAGAAGGTCAATATGGAGGCGACCGATTGCGGAAATGACGTGGAATGTGTTGTCACCCATCGCGGAACTGCTAAGGAACTTCTTCTGGAGTTCGGGACGCTTCTTTTCATCGTGGACGCGACTGAACGCGCGCAGCGCATCCGTACAACCCGTTACCTCGGCTCGGTCCCACAAATACTTGTCGTCAAAGCCGAAGATGTTGTAGCCCACCATGATGTCGGGGTCTATCTCTTCGATAAGCCGACACCACTTGGTAATGAGAGACTTCTCGGTGGCACAGGGCACAGTATTGGAACCAGCGACCGCGCTACAGGTACCGAGGACGAAGATATCCTTGCGTACGGCCTTGCCGTTGACATAGAGAACAGAGCCGATTTGGATAATGGGGTCACCTTCGGGTTTTGGCAAACACCGATCCAGAAGTGCCTCGGCGCGATCAATGGCATCTTCCGATGACAGATTGATGGAAGGCCACTCGGCGGCGACATCCGGTAGTCCGAGATCTACTTCACGGTCTTTGCCGCCAATAT